TTCTGAATAGGTTTCTACCACGCCATAAGATTGAGGTAGAGATTCATCATCGTGGTTTGCGTCGTGAGCATGTTTATGGTTACTGTGATGTTGTGGGCGAATCATATCGCCCCCGTGAGTTCCTGATTGAACTCAATACCTATATGTCTGAGGAGTTGTATATAAAAACTCTTTTTCATGAACTGACCCACCTGCGACAGTGGGTGGTCGGTTCGCTGCGGTTCCGATACGGAAAATTGTGTTATTCTAAGGAACCAGTGGAAAAATACGACTATTGGTATCAACCACACGAAATAGAGGCACGGGAGCAAGAAGAAACGCTATATCTGGAGTATCTGATTGAGAAGAACCATGTGCCAGTTCCAAAGGTGGCACAGTTCTTCCCTAACCGCCTGATGCAGGCAGTATAATTACAAGGTAATCAAGGGAACCACAATGGTCACCGACACTACACAGGATGCTCAGATCCGCCGTTCTATCATCAAATCTGTGAGCGGTATGGATCTTCGCCTTCTGCAACGAATTGCCTATGAGGTTCGTTGTGAAGAACTGGGCATTCGCCCTGATGGTTGGAAACTCTACCCTGAGAACTGATTCATGAAACTTTCTACCACTTCTGTCACTAAGATTGCTGATGCTCTCAAACCAGCAGTCATTGATTACATCTATGAAGATGAAGGGTTTGTCGAATATATGCAAACTGCCGTAATAGAGGGTATTCGCAATGCGATGGGAGATATGGATGAGGATTTACTTTTTGAACTAGGTATGCTAATCTTTGATCGGATCGAACTGAAATGATGAGCGAGCAACGAAACAAAGTAATTCAATATGCCCTTGTTGCTGGCACTGTTCTTAATCTAGGAATGTGCCTGAACTTATATCTTCAATTGGGTAGAATGCAATATCAAGTTGCACAAATGGACAGTGATATTTCAAGTGCCGTTGAAGCACTGAGTCGTTATATTTGGGAAATTAAAAACAATAAAGTAAGTAATTCTGAAACTTATCCAGGAGGACTTCAATGATTGGATTGATCGCTGGTTTGACTTGTGGCATCGCTACATACTACGGTGTTGGTGATGGATTTCATGGACAAACAACCGCCAATGGTGAACGGTTTGATGCTTATCGTTGGACTGCAGCTCATCCTTATCTTCCTATGGGTACGAGGATCAGGGTAACCAATCAAGATAATCTCAAACAAGTGATTGTGAGAGTGAATGATCGTGGTCCATATTCTCATGCGGACTTAGATCTATCCTATGCTGCATTTGCACATATTCAATCTCCCCGTAAGGGTAATGCCACTATTTGCTATCGTGTAATCGGATGAAAAAACTTCTTCTTGCCGCCGCACTTCTATTCTCTGCACCAGTTTATGCTCAACAATCATCAACGAATTATCAACCATTTCGTTATGAAACTTCTTGTGCTCTGATGTATGAGGGTGAACCAATGACTGACCTATGTGTGGTGATTGAAACCCGTGAAAAAGGTGGAGCACTTCGCACTCGTAATATCTTTTCTAATCGATTCAGTCTGACGATCAAAGGTCGTTTTGATAAGGAGAAAGGTTATATGACTTGGGACAGTCACAATAAGTATGAATATAAATGGGACTATAAGATCGGTCAGGTTGGAGAACTTGGTGTCTGGTCTGAGGTTATGCCTAGTTTTTATTTGCAAAACGTAAGTTGGGATTGAATAATGAAAATTACAGAAGCAACAGTTAATTTAAATGTACATGAGATGGGTGTGATTCTCTCTGCACTGCAAAATCTTGAAAATGCGGATGAACATCGTATTGCCAGAGAGTATGGCAGTGTGCCAGCACTTTATGATAAACTCTATTCCTACTGGGAGCAGATGGACAGATCGCAAACTGGACTACGGTACGACGTGGTGCCCTCCTTCTGACCTATAATACAAAGGTAATCGGGACACACCCAGTGCAAACTCCTCAACTGACCAGCAAGGATGGCAATATGGTGGTTGACTTTTATCCTGTGAAGACTCCCTATGGTGATATTTCTGAAACTTGGGTTCTTCGTGCAGTCACCTTTGCTCCTCACGGTCAAGTGTCAAAGAAGTTTCTTAACAAAGTAGAAATGCTGTTGGACATCCGTGAGCGTGTGGCATACGGTTACAATCAAACGGGTGATAACTCTAATCTGCCTCAACTGGGCAATCCGATGGCAGGTGCCTGCTGATGAAAACTTCTTATTGGTTTCTTGCAATCATTGGTATTCTAATGTGGAACGGAATGATCATCAAACGTGATCAAGAACTGTTCAAGGCATATGATAAGGTCTGTGCCGAACTTTCACAATCTCATCCTCATTGCCATCTTTCCAAATGAACGACGAAGACATCGCACAATTTATGAACGCTTTTGATGATTTTATGAAGCATTCTGAGGTTGAACAGTACAATCACGATGCCTGGTTGATTGCCAAACAATACACTGATCATTTTTATGAGCAAAAGGCGGCAGAACTGGAAGTGACCGTCGATTATTACATTCAGGAGTTTGTATGAACGATCAAACCAAATTAATCTTTGCTTTGATGCAAATTGATAACATTTCAAATCTCATTACAGAAAATGAATATGAGCATTTCTTTGTTTCACATTTAGTTCCAATTCAAGTTGAACTTCAAAGGCAATTGACAAATCTGATTCATTCATCTAAAATTAAGGAGTAATTTACACATACCAATGAAATCTCTTTACATTGTTGACTACTGGGTTCCTTTTCCATCTTCTGAGTATGGTGGAGTCGTTTCACTGATCGCTGAGAATGATACGGAAGCATTTGAACTTCTTGCAGAAGAAGATGGTTTTGATGATAAGTATCGGAATCTGATTATGCCAAACGTCGTCAAGGCACAAAAGTTTGCTCTTGTGGATGAGTATGAATCTGGTATCATCGATGCATTTACAACCTGAGGATGATTATGGAAAAACTTTATCGCGTTGAAGAACTTTGTACAACTGGTTGGGAACTTGTGGATGAAAAATATGTGAATATGACCAAAGAAGTGACTCAACAAGTTCTGAATCAATTGATTGCAGATGGTTATAATCCAAATTCACTTCGTGCCGTACCAAATCCACAACAATGATTGAGTTTCCCCACAAACCACCAGAAGGTTATTCCTATGAGCAAGTTCCATTCAAATCTAATGTTGTTGCAATTTGGATTCATAATCATTACAGGTTTGTTTACAATGGTGGTGGGGTTACTCGCAGTATCTGGGGATTCTACAATACAAAAACCAAGTGCTTCCACGCTCCTGTCAACTCCAAGACAATCGGTGATCAGGTAGACATTGAACGAACGACACCGTACTCTGCTATGATACCTAAACTCTCACCTCTTGAACTTGCTTATGTCTAACAAGTACAGTCCACGCCTGAATGATTATGTTCAATGGACCAAAGGTGTCGAAGGATGGGTGTATTTTGTTGATAAAGAATATATCACCATCGAAACCAACGTCCGCCCAAAAGATCAATTGAACGTTCAGGCCTGTTCGATTCATAAGAATGAGAGGTTACTGGTATTGTGTTATTGTAATCAATGGAATGAGTTAACTTATGTTGGACATCGTATTGATTCAAGTTCAACTACAATTATATGAAACAGAAGAAAACGATGTGGAGATTATGGGCAAAGGCATTAGGCGAAAAGGCATCAAAGAATGACAGAGAATCAGATCACGTTGCTCATATACGGACTGTTATATTTCTCACTTATCTCATTACTAACTTATTCATTATTGCAGGCGTAATTCGACATTGGAATGACAATCAAAATGAAATACCAGGTTGTATACTACAAATTGAAGAAGGACAACAAACAGGCGAAACAAGAAGCGATCTTTTATAATATTGAAGATGCATCACGTTGGGAGCAACATGTCAAAGACGAGGGATTTATAAACTCCGAAATCGTACCAATCTTTTGATCAACCATAAAACCAATAATAACTCTTCCAACTATACTTACCAGGATTCTTCAAACTTTTGAGAATGCTGTGTTTATCAGTACATTCAAAGGCACGAACAGCGGCATTAATACTTTCATAACGGGGACCAATCAAACCCGTTTTTTTATTGACACCAAATACCGATCTTTTATTCTTCTTCTCTTCTAATAATTGCCATTTGTATCCGTATGCAGTTCTACCAGTTTTGGCAGCAAGTAGAATGTTCGAATTGTTTCGCGGATTACCTGTGACCTGTTCTGCTGCGACTCTTGCATTTTCATAGTCAGTACATAAACCAGTATCTAAGTTCTTACCTCTTATCTTAATACCAAAGTGCTTACCATCTCCTCTATTCTGTTCATTCCATTGTATGAGGTGTGGTGATGATTTATATGTTCTTTTAGGTTTAGGTATTTCGCTATCGCTCAACCCTACGGGTTCCCGCTTTTCCTGCATTGAGATTACCGTTTTTTCTACATTAATAGGAGCAGGATTGTATTCAGGTTTATATTTGTCTATCCATTCATTTAACTTACTCTCTAAACATGTATCATCATATTCATCCAGTTCTTTTATCATAAAGTTATGTACACCATGCTTTCTGAATGCCTTATGTAAGGGTTCAG